TCAATACTATAACTAAATGAAACTGGTTCGGCTAGAGTGAATGTATACGTCTGACCATCAATAGTGGATAAAAACTGCGTGCTAGTGTCTCCGTAGATGATATTATTAGTGGGGGTGGAAGCAGGTGTCACTGTAATATCAGCCACTAGCCTAGATGCTGTGCGTGACTTAGGAATGTATGATAGTTTTTGTGCGTGTGATACTACACTAGTCCTAAGCTGTGCTGATTCAAGAAATGACTCATTGGAGAGCATATTGGCCAGATAAGCATTATACGTTGTATCACGCACTAGCAGATCTACCATCGTATTGATAGCCGAACCTTCGTAATTGAAGTCACCAAACTCATCTGTAGACTGAAGGAATGCAATCAGAGATTGTTTCAACTCCTCGTGGTCAAATGATGTTGTTTCTAGCTCTGATCGTGCCATGTTTGATCCCAATGTAAGTTTATAGTTCTTATGTATTTGACATCCTCCCCGTCTTAAAGTCTGGGGATTCCTACAGCTAGACGGCGATGCCCCGCCGCGAGAATGTTCATGGCCGCATTCACATCGCGGTCGTGGAGTACACCACACTCCACGCATTCCCATTCTCTTATTCCAAGACCTGCGATACCTTTCGGCCTCGAATCTGGTAATGAACCACAATTCGAACAAGTCTGGGTGGTGTACGCCTCGTTCACGACCTTGAAGGCAATACCTGCGTGAGCGCACTTGTATTCCAGCATTGTCTTCAATTGAAACCAACCAGCGTCATAAACGCTTTTAGCCATCTTGGTCTTCGCGAGTTTGGTTGAAGAAACATCACCAATGACTATCTCACCATATTTATTAACTAGTTTCCTAGAAAACTTATGATGTGCATCTTTTCTACGGTTTTTGATTTTGGCATGAATAGCCTTTACTCGTCTTTTGTTACGTGCCCTCTGAGCTGTGGCCAGCTTGTCTTCCATTTGGCGATAGAAACGGCCGTTTTCTAGTTTTACACCATCACTGCATGTGGCCACATCTTTCAAACCAAGGTCAATACCAATACCAATAGCACCTTGACCAAGAGTCGGTTGAACATCAACTTCAACAGCTACGTTAAAGTACCAGCGGCCCCGTGCATCCTCATTAAAACTACCTGCACGGAATTTGTAGTTCGAAAGACCATAGCTATCCCAGACCTTGAAGTAACTACCATTGTGGTATATTTGCCCATTTTTCCACTTTACAGTTTGACCACCCAAAGGAATCCATCCAAGAGAGCGTCTAACACCGCCAGTCTTGCGCCACTTTAAATGAGCCTTCTTAAACTGTCTACGACGCGTGACGTATTCGGCAGAGATACACTGTAATGTCTGACTATGTAGACCAAGGTCTTTACTTGACCCCTTGGTATAGGGATTTATGTCATAAGCAGACATGAACAGACCTTTCTCCCGAATAGCACGAGATGACAACTCATTAATATAGTTCCAGACAAAATTTACACTGCGCGCCATTCGGTTAAGCTGGTCAACGTGCTTGTCTTTCACTCGAACTTTTAATGTCTTGATCTGTTTCACGTCTTTTAGTGTACTTGGTCTATGATGACAATTCTATTTATATTGAGTTATCGTAGCCTTTGGATCTCAATAGTAACAGCTTGTTCGTTTGGATTATTAAATTCGGTGTATACAACAACAACATTTAATCCGTGTTCATCTGAACTTTGCTGTACTACCACATCAATCAATTCAACTTGTGGTTCAAAGTTTTCAATGCCTTCACGAATAAGATCGCGAATGGTCTGTGCTTCGAGTGGTGAAATATTCTCAAACATAGAGTATCGAAGATTTGTTCCGAACTCTATATTGAAACCTCGTTCATAAAATGAAGTTAGAACAATGTTACGCAGCGATTGCTTAATTGCATTAGTATCTCGTTTAGTGGCGAGATCACCCGTGAGAGGATGTTGCACAAAATTGAAGTCTATATCGTATCTCATCTTTATCCGCCAATGAACACGTTAGGGGATCCTTCTGCAACAACGGATCCACAAGATACTGGATCGCCAATTCTCGCAGCAGATTTCCCATTAATTTTAACAGTAGAAGAACCTTGCTCTAAATTGCCCGGGTGGCATCCCTTGTCAGGGCAACAATGCTCTTCATAACCATCGCCTTCACGATGAGCACCGATGCCATTAATCTTGACATCCCCAGATGCTTCATTGTTTGGTCTAGGTGGCCAACAACCATGCCCAGAACAAGAATCCCCTAGAACTGTGGCAGGCTTAGTCATTCAATCTCTCCAACCAATTTTATTATTGTTTGCTTTGCATCATCCCACGAAACGATTACAGTCAGCGTAAATGTTCTATCAGCTTCGCTATTTGATTCGGAGTATACCCTCCATCTGAAGTATTTATACTCAGTAGGAGATGGTATTAATTTAGTTGGTTTTGCTCCAGACGGTATGTCTTCAATCTTATCAACGTATACATGTTCGCCATTATCAGAATATGCCATCTCGATGAATGGAGCATTCGCTTTAATCGTTCCTGAGATATCAACAGATGTTCCATTCTCTTGAATGCTAATATGATCAGGAAGGACTTCAGTTTCTTGTTGGGCCTTTTCATATTTCAAATCAGAAACGGACTCTATCACGGGCTCCATTGTGATTGGATCCGTCATTTCATTTTCAGCACTGATTGAAAAAGAAATGATACTGCCAGAATCAACAGTAGCAATAGCGGCTTCGTGTGACCAAGTAATCATGCGTAATACAACTCTCTTAATAGTACAATATTCTGAAAATCACAAAAACAAATTAAGTGAATCGGCTAAGAAAAGACCGCGAAAGATATGCCCAAATTGTAATAAGTCTTTTGCGGTCAATGTATTTAAGCAACACACTAATAGCTGTCAATAAAATAATTTGAGCCCTGGCATAAAGCGACCGTTAATCATAGTCATTAACTCACCACGTTGGGCTGATTTATTCCTATCAAAGCTAACATGAATCCATATAGAGTTTCCATGTTCGCAAATAAGCTGATCCACTGGCAAATTCTTAGCCATCCATTCGGCAACTTCCAAGTGCTTTTGGTTGCTCCATGACGGCTCTTGAATGTCAGCTGCTTGCCCTCGGTTATGTTGACTCCGGCCAGATCCTACCCTGAACCCGCTATTAATACGAAACGTTCCGTATTCTTCACGTAGAGGTTCTAAGATATTCTCGGCAAGAGCTTGCAAATTACAAACGATTTCTTGTTCTGTCAAGTTCACCTGAGATCTAATAGAGTGCGGGAAGATAGGAATATCCCTAGACAGGTCACCAATAGTATAATTGGGGCTTAGACGTATATTGTAATTGATAGGAAGTTCAATGATTCTGCAGTCCTCTAGTTCTGGGGTTGGCTTTTCTTCGTCTTCAACTTCAGCTTCTTCAATCGGTTCTCCGTCATAATCCGAAGGTGGTGTGTCTTGTGGGTAATCATCTGGTACTTTATTAATCTCAGAGGGTTCATCGAATTGTGCATACCGAGATGTTAGAAGTACTGCAGCTCTAACGAATTCAATATCATACTCTTTAGGTATTGTAATTGGGATACCTGAATTCCCTGAAGCTACTCCACTGTTTAGATCAATAGTCGAACCATCGACACCCACCGAACCACCAGAAAGAATTGACCAATCACCAGCGTAATATTCTTTAACATTACCTTGAACAACTTCAGATTTATCACCATCGACTTGGATATTCATATTTCCGCCAATATACCAATTAGCATCACCTGTGACAGTCATATTAACATCACCATTTATAAAGATTCTGTCATTACCAGCGATCAATTCGTAATTATCGCCAACTACTTTAACAGTTTTGTTTCCGTCTGCATCAATATCATAATAAGTTCCAGACGGATGGAACTCATGAATACGTTCCTCACCTTCTGTACCATCAAACTCTTTCACAATGCGTGTTCTAGTCTCAAATACATGGTTATTGGGGTACACAGCTTTATTAGTATATGGCGCTTCTCCCCACTCTCCCTTTTGCATGGGCCCTTGAATGGATGTAATTCTATTTGATTCTCTGGCTTGAGCTACGGGATGATCTTCGCCTCGAGCCAAAGCAGAAACATCGCTTGTTCCTTGAGTGAAGCCATTGAGACCACCAATAACGATACCAGTCTGAAATGTCTTTTCTACAAAGTAACCAAAGACCGTGGTTCCAATCTCATATCCGGTTGGTGATGAACCAAGACCTTTTTGTGCTGCAGAATTAGAAACAACACAAGAGAACCATTGGAGCATTTCTGTTGGGATCATTCCAGCACTCGGTGAATGATACCCGTGTACCCGTACACGCACACGGCCAATTTTCTCCGGATCGTTTACGTCTTCAATTACCCCGAAGAAAGGGATGAACGGTTCAGCCTGTACCATTATACAGTCTCCTCGTAGGAATCCTTCATGACTCCAAGTGCTTGTGTATAGTGATCTTTAGTCAGAGTATGTCTAATGCTTCCAATCAAGACATTACCCTGAAACATGGTTTTAACATTTTCTTGATCGGTATTCCAATTGGGCACGGCTAGAAAAATAACATCACCTGCCTTCATCGCGGAATCACCGAACACAGAAACTTTAGCTTTAAAGGTCTCTGACTCTTTTCGCTTCATCAGCGAGTCAACTTCAGAAAAGAATTGTTCTGTGTATCCTGAGTAATATTTAATAGTTTGGATATCTTGTCCACCATCAACAAACTTTTTATCGGGACGATCTCCAAGACTCTTACTAGGATCAAATCGTTCGTTCTTTCTGTATGTAAAATTAGTGAATGTCTTGTTTATTAGATCAAAGAAACCATGATTAGACCCATGTAGCCCATCCATTAGTCGATCCATGAATGAGTTTTCTTCATAGATTTCTATATCTTGATAGGATTCAAACTGCTCTTCGAATCTCTTCTTTACATCTTCATAGATACCAGCTTGGGTATTTGAATATGCCGCCACAGGCTCACGCTGATACATCGTTTGTATTGACTCAAAACGAAATTCTTGATTGTTTTCGTAGAATGTGAATGCAATAGTCTGGTCGGTACCGGTAGCCCGCCTAGAAATGATCGAGAGGGCTTCTAGAGGCTCATGAGCCCCAAACGTATATTGACCTATTCCTTTGGTCTGTTGTACTTCTAAGGGCTTTCTGGTGATATCTGTGAGGTATCTATTGTAAATGCTTTTCGCAATGTTATGTGGTTCAGCTTCAAATCCAGCATTCACAAAAGAACGCTTTGATAGAAGCGCGGCTTCAGAACAGAACCTAATAGTGTAACCAGAGGTGTGTTCAGTTATACGGTGTTTCTCTGAGACTTTATAGACAAAGCCCTGGTACTCAATTCTATTCTTTTCATTGCCTGCGGTATAGAATCCAATCTCAAACTTCTCATTGCCATATAAAGGCAATAGTTCATTGAAGTTGAATGAATCAAGAACAGCTACATATCCAGACATTGGATTCATGATGTCTTCAAACAACGACACCTCGACCATGAATGAAAGTAAATTCCACTCAAGCTCTTCATCTGTGTTCTCGTCTTTGACTATAAGTCGTATATAGTCGAGAACATATTGTCCATTACCAGCATATGTTTTCATTGTTGAATTAATCTGTTATGTTCTGAAATGATAGTAGCTGCGTACTGTGGTGTCGGCACTTTGATATAGCGCTTCTTATCATTTTGATCTATTTCATACTCGTAGTTAGTCACTGGAATAAGATCATGGTCTGGATGTAAGTCACCATCTACCCAAGCACCTGACGCGGCTGATTCATAGTGATGAATAGCATTTGGATCGTCGTACACACGTTGTACATATTGATCTAGTGCTAATTGTGTTAGCGGCCAATCGGAATCAATATCAAAACTATCATTGAACATCATAATGACCCAAAACATATCCGGATCGTCATATAGGCGATCTGCTAACATCTCTGGAGTCTCACCTTCGCCCACTGTATAAATCAAATAAGCATCTTGACCGAGCTCTGACTTATTTCTAATACCTGTCCGACGGGTAATATCCATGCCAGTATAAGCTTTGCCCTGAATCTTATACTCTTTAATGAATGGAAACCTAGAAAAATAGCCCATCAGTAACCTCCATTCTTATGAGATTCTTTTGAAAGCAACTCAAGTTCAGTGAACTCTAGAGTCATTTCAGTGGCGAATGGTGAACCATCAGAGTGCGCAGCATACTGACCTTCTGGACTATGATTCACAGTCATATTAGTTAGAGCACAAGTAGAGATCTTGAATAGCCACTCATTTTCTGTTCCACGATGCATGAATGAAATATCAAATTCAGATGGGAATCTCATGTAAAGATTGTTGGAATCAAACTTGTATTCCGGTGCGCGATGGAACTTAAATTCATTCACAATACTGCGAACTGCTTGTTGTTCTTCTCTGTTGCGAGGAATCATCTTGAATGTAAATGAGAATGTTCTGTGTTGAACACCATTGAAGATGACTTCCATATAAGGATTAGCAACAGTTGACGTATATGCTGATTTAGCATCTTTGGTATTCAATGGAGTAATGGCCTGAAGAAAATTGGCACTAGTGTTCATGGCAATAGAACCAGCAGTGTCACTAGTAGCTTCCCATGCCTTCTTTGCAGCAGCACCTACACCGTCTGAATTGAAAACACCATGATAAGCATCAATGCCAGCACCCAATACACCTAGCTCAGAAACATTCCATTCTGAAGCATACTGTGCTTGAATCTGTGGTGGCATATACAGATCAATCGTAGTTGTAGTTCGTACGTAGTTTCCTTTAAACCGTCTTTGAAGTGAACCACGAGATTGATTTGATCTGAATTCCGATGATTGTTTTTCTCCAGTTGCTGGATCAATAGCTGCTTTATAGTCACCGTTTGAAAGATATTTGGAACCAGAAGGAAGTGAGACGTTAAAGCGCACAACATTACCAGACCCTTCTGTGTTCAAATCAGAAGGAAATCGTAATGAATTGTGTTCTCGTTTGGAAGTTTGAAGTTGCTCAAACCAAGTTTGTGATTGTGTTTTGGCCATTCTTATTCTCTACTTGGTTCCTAGAATGTCTTTCTCTGTTAGAATAACAAAGTTCCAACCTTTCTTCTTACATAGTGTTCGAGCAGCATTCCATTTAGCTTGATTGATCTCATAAGTCAAAGCTTCTTTGAGATACCGCGTTTTCTTCTTTCCTTTTTTCTTAGGAGGAAACTGCTCAGCATAGGGCTTTACTTCAATTAGCGTAATGTTTTTAGTTCCATCTTTATTTATTGTCACTGTAAGAAAGTCTGGAAAATATCGATGTGGAAGTCCATCCTTAGGTGAAATGTAGATCACCGGCGCGGGCTCGATGCACCAACCAACGATGTAATCAGCGTGATCTAGTTTGTAGCAGACACGAAACTCGAGCCCTGAACGATAGGGAATCTTGCTAGGATCACCGAGGTATTTCTCAGGGTGTGCAGGCCGGTAGTTTCCTTGCTTATAGTGACCGTTCTTTTTGATACGTGCTGGGTTCTGAGACATGTCAGGTTGTCGTTGTCATGTGTCTCCATATTTAGACCCTTCAGAGCGCTTGTCTCTCCAATGATCTACCTGTTAGCTGTGTACTTATTCAGGTGAGAACAGACATTGGAGAGACAAAGGGAGAGACGGTTATGGCTTTGCTTGAGCGCAGTACCAGCCAGCAAGTCCATCAGCGCGTTCGTTCAGCTCAATACCAGCATGACCTTTCACCCATACGAGCTCAAATACTACATCTCGATCTCGGAGAGCTTTTACCATCTTATTATACTTTGCCCATAGATCGATATTCTTCTTCTTTCCCCATTCACCGTTGCCACACTTTACACACCACTGACTATCAGAGTATAATGTAATATGTGATGGTAGATGCATAGAACTAAGTACAGTATCGAGCGCGTGTATGATAGCATTTAGCTCTGCTCGATTGTTTGTGACCGGTTTCATCTTATTTACCGGCATAGATTGACCGCCTTCGATGATATCATCACCATCAACAATGACATAACCGAATCCACCATATGAATAGGGTTTACCGTTATATACATTAGAACCATCAGTATAGATAATCATCTACTCTTCTCTCTAATAG